TTTCCGTAAAACGGATTTAAGGTTCCCAAAACGAATATAAGCATCCCACACACTATAACCTGAGCCTACCAGTACCATGGAGCAGATTCAGTTTATCGTGAGCGTTCTCGCCGACAACTACGGTTTTGATGAGACGGAGGCATTAGAGTACGTGATTACTGTCAAGCGTGAGAAGTCCCCCGCGTATGCTCGTGCCATCAAGGCGATTGAGTCATCCCGTGAGAAGATTTCTGACCTGGAGCAGAAGATTGCTGCAAACAAGGTGCGCAAGCTCGACAAGGCCCAGGAGAGGCTGGCAAAGTTCCGCGAGAAGCTGGAGGAGCAGGAGGCAAAGCTGGATGAGATTGGTAAGCCCAAGGCTCGCAAGCCTCGTACGCCCAAGCCCGCCGCCGAGCCCGCCCCCAAGCCCGAGCCCGAGCCCGAGAAGCCCAAGAAGGGAATGAAGAAGGAGCCCGCGGCCAAGGCTGAGGAGAAGCCGAAGGAGGAGGGCAAGCGCATCAGCCGCATGTCTCCCATGCTCGCCAAGAAGCTGGAGGATACATTCAAGGAGTACAACTCCGAAATGAACGACAAGACCAAGAAGGCGTTCGTAGCCTATGTGAACGACCTGACATCCGACGACTTCGACGGCAAGACGCTGACGGAGCACATGCGCGACTACGTGATTCACACGGTTCGCCCGAGCGAGGAGAAGGACGTACAAACTCTTGAGCACAGCGAGCTCGTAAAGCTCAAGAATCTGGTGGATGGGTATAGCGCAGGTGTCTACTGGGACCCCAGCGGTAATCGCTTCGTGTCTGGACCTGACGCGACCGACGATGATGAAGTAGATGAGATTGAGATGAATCTGATTAAGTACTCGGTGTGCGAGGCAAACGGACGCGTGTACGACATCACTGATGACGGCGACGTCTTCGTCGGATTCAAGGGCATTGGTAAGTTCAAGAGCATGTAATCAGTTAGTCAAAACAAAAAAATAAAAATAAAAAAGAGGATTTTTCCTTTAGAAGAATGGCTTTATGAAATCTTGGGCGCTGAGTGCACGCATTATAACGATGATTGCCAAAATGAGCCAAAATGATCCATACGGAAAAAGAATAGCAACGATTAGCCACACGAATGGATTGCCTACATAACTTCCCAGCCCAAACGCAAGACCTACTGAAAATACAGAAATAAATAACACAACCGCGCCTGCCATGTTAGACCAGAAGGATGAGTATACTCCTGCGGTGAACTGTGCGTAAGTTTGGGGTACCTTTTGGGGAACTGCAGCCGCGAATGTAAATCCATCCTTTACCGTCTCAGTGTGTTCATCGCCATTCATATTGTACTTCACAACCAGTTCCTTTGGATTACCTGCGGATGGATCTTTTACACCTAATCCAGTCGGTCCGACTACCACCGATATACTTTGCTTGTCCGACGATACTATCCTTTTGACATTATCAGTTACGTCTACCTTGTCTTTGTCAACTCCAAGTGCTCCATATTTTGCATCGATGATATCGAGCATTCTCCTTATTATGATGAGAATACGACATTTCCAAGACCACCCATAATTCGCAAGAAGTTATACGATTGTACATATGTTCGAACAGTATATGTGTACAAGTACTTGGGTTCATTCGGAACACGTGTTGTAACGATGGTGACGACATCCTCCGGTCCATAAATGAGCTTTCCATTAGAATCGCGAATGTTAGGGTTTAGGATGACCACTGGATTTTTTGAACCGGCAGTAGACTTGAGTACACATTGTGTAATTATATCACTGCCGTCCGAAATATTAGGACTTGGCGGAGGAGATACATACGTATTTCGCATGATTGTCTTGTTGAACATAGAACCGTTTAATGACCCACTTGGTTGAGTGGGATCGTTATCAAGAGCAAATGAATACTCGTATACACCAGGAATGGGATTGCCAGTTTGATGACGATATAGTTCCATTCCAGTAAAGAATAAGGTCTGTTTGGGAGCAAAACGTTCCTGTCCGTCAAGAACCAGAGTTGACTCAATAAGAATATCACGTTGAGAAACATTTGCGTCTTGAGAAGTTCCAGAGGTATACCATCCTAAACTACTACTTGCTATAGGGGACTTGTATGGGTCTTCCCAGTTGGTGTAGTTATCGTAATCGTTCTGAAGGAATCTGTCGGTACGCTGAGCAACCCACACAATTCGCGAAACCAAGTTTTTCATTGTTAGCTCTGTGTCGTTGGATGGTCCGTATTGACCATCTGCCTGTACCATATCTATTTGAGATATCATGAATGAATGCTCATTTCTTGCTACGTATGCCAGTTCATCATCACCAAGAAAAATATAGTTTCCTTCGATGAACGGATTAAGATTCCAAGAAGTCAATCCGGGAACTAAATTGACTAGAGGATTCGAATACAGAGGAGGAGACAAATAATGAGATAACGCAAATGCATTATTAGATGTATCAGGCGCAATGCGTTTTCCAAAGTTTGTATTTACAACATATGATGAAATCGAGGTTGACTGTCGGACATCACGGACTGTGAATAAATCATAAGCATTTTGAAGTTCCACTACAATTTCAACTTCAGACTGCTGTAGAGCAACAAGAGGCAACGCTTGGCCGACGGTTTCACAGAACCAGAAGTGCAACGGAATCATAAGTGTTCGACCATAAATAGATGGCTCGGCTGGAGTATCTGATGAACTTATCGAATGAGGATACTGATTAAATCGATCATTAGCATTCGCTGGATCATACATGTCCGGTGTATTTCCAATCATGCGATCAAGAATAGCCTTTTTGTTTGCATCGAATGTCAAACTAGCATACAGTTTCATCCATTCTCCTGTATGACGGACGATCTCCTGTCCGTTAATCAGAAGCGAAACATATCGAATCATATTGTACCCGAGATTACGAACCCACTGGAACTCATACCCAATAGCATTTGATGCGTTGCTGATTGTTTCTTCCGAGTTTGGGATATTTGGGAACGCCAGGGGAACTACTGGTGAATAAATGTTTGGAACATCAATGCTCAAATAACAATCATTGATTAACTGGGCATATCGTTCTACCTTTGTACGCAAGCGAAGCGTTCCAGAGGTAGGAAATGATAACAAGCTGGTCTTAAAGTACAAACGAAAATGTTCCATAGCAAAATCAGTGTGTCGTTTGTAAACTGAACGAAAATGCGTAAATGATGGATTGCCAGTGACCAACTGGTCTTGAGCACCTCGTGCTACTAACTGTAATAAAGCTCCTGGCATTGTTCTATTGTGCTACAATCTATTTAACTGGTTGACGGATAATACCGATTTAGCCAATCAAGTTCCTTGCGATCATCATTTTCAGTATAGAATCCTCCAGATCCATCGTATACTTTCAAAACTGTATTGAAATGCTCTTCATACATAAGCGCAACTCGCTCTAATGAAAAATTATTCATAGCCCAATCACGACACGCTTGCCGAGAAATCTTATCAATGTTCTTTCCAGCCCACACAAACTGTTCAATAGTTCGACAGCGGTACCCAGTTACGCCATGAAGATTGTTTTCGGCGAATCCTCCCCAATCAGTCGTAATAGTCGGGGTACCGCAAAAAAGTGCTTCGATGGTTACACCTCCAAATGGCTCATTGAAATGCGTTGGGGCTAACAGAGCTTTCGCATTTCGCATGATTTCACATCGTTCGCGAGGCTCTACGTATCCCATAACAGTCACGTGATCTGGAATTGTATTCCTAATCGATTTCAAATCACCCTGTCCTGCTATGAGTAGTCGTACGCCGAGCCTTTTAGTTACATCAATGGCAATACCGACTCCCTTTGCATCGATAATGCGCCCGACGAACAAGAAATAGTCTTTAGGTGTTGGGTTAAACTCGAAATCAATAGGATCAAAATAGTTAGGAATCACTGCGTCATACCAGTGCGGACTGCGTTCGTACTTACCATATACGACATTCATAACCGCATACGACTCGAATATAGACTGCTTTGTAAACGGTTTATTTGTACAGCCAATACCGGGTTCGATTGCAATCAGTTCAGGATGAGCGTCTGCGATAGGTTCATGAGAAAATCCCCAAAAACACAATAAGAAATCATTTTTCTGTTTTCTCTTTCCAACTTCCACGATTGCTCTCTTATTGAATATTTGATGGGCGTGATCCGAAGTGTTGTGCTTAAAAAACTCCTTTCGCCAATTGTATGAACCATATGCGATCTGTAAGTCTTCATCGAACGTCACAGGAATATGTTCGGTACATTCTACCTCTGAATCTTTATGACCATAGTGGTAGACAGTATGTCCGCGTTTCGTCATCATCTTACACATCTTCAGAACCTTCTGAGTGAACGCACATGCCGAGTAGTCTTTCCGAGTAACCGTATGCGGCAACGAAAGGATATGAAATCGCATATTACCTTCATATAGATTACTCTATGTAAGCTTTGTACAAGTTAACACGGAACGGAGATTCTGTTCCAGAAATAGGTCCCATGTCAACCGGACTCATTTGAAAATGATTTGTCTTCTGCTCGAAGGATGAACCTGGTTCTAAGTTCAACCCAACCATCTTTGATTCACGGCTTGGAGGAGCCGGTTTAGATTTTGCCATGACTATGAATACGATTGCGACAACAACAAGCACTAAAAAGACTAGTGGCCACATTTAAACTTAGCCTGGTAAAAAACGAATCGCATTTTCATAATCTGTAGAATACACAAGCATGGAGGCTCGCGCACTTGAAACTTTGAAGATTATTCTTAAGAACCGTGGCGTCGAAGACACTCGTTATGAACCTGTCAGTGCACCGATGGAGCAGAGCCACATGTACACATTCGGTGGTGCTCTCATTGTGTTCAGTGAGAAGGCACGTCTATCCGAAAATGAGTTCGATAACTTCGTGAAGTATGCAGAGAAGAATGGGCATTCGAACGGTATGGTAATCGTCACAGATGCCAAGCCATCCCCTTCGGTACTTAACGCGATTCGGCGGCACGTAGCGAACTTGGAGGTTCCTCTAGTTCAAGTATTCGAACTCCGACACCTGCAGTTTGACGTTTCAGCACATCGTAAGGTACCGAAGCATCGCATTTTGATGCCAGAAGAGCTCGATGCTGTTCTAAAAGAGTTTCATGCTGTCAGTTCTAATCTGTTTCCAAAGATTGATTCACAGGACCCGATGGCTCGCTGGATTGGTGCTCGTCCGGGAAGTGTCGTAGAAATCACTGGACTATGTGAAGCCTCGGGGGACAACCGGCGCTACAGGCTGTGCGTTGAAAATGCTACTGATACCTGAGTGAAATACCAAAATGACCAACAAAATGCTCACAAGAGCCAATAGCACAATATAGATTGTTTCGATCCCATGTAAAACATGTACTCGTTTTTCTACATCAGCATATGCCATTTGCAGAGCATGGATACGGTCGCGTCCCTGACGAATCTCTTCGTATTGTTTTTTGTATTTTTCGATGTCTTGGCGCAAGGCAGCGATCTTGTCTGAAGTCAGTTTACAGCCTGAGCTACCCGACGGAGTCAACATTTCACTGACAAGCTGCGTTAACTCCTTATTTTTGTCAAGAGCGTTCTTGATCAAAACGCATTGACTTGACCGGTCTTGTTCTGAAATAGCCTTCTGCAGAGCATCCGCATATGCCTGCTTGGCAGCGTTGTATTTTTCATCAAATGCTTTGAGTCTGGCCTGACGAGCCTGCTGGAAATCACTCGGATTCATTACATTTTGTTGAGATACAATAAATGCCAACTGTCATATCTTTAATCGATCGTAACGACCCAGGTGCGTTCAAAAAGGGACCTGCTACGGACGCCTCCATGATTACGCGTATGAAGCGTCAGCACGCGATTACGCTCGACTTGATCTCCCACCCCACAGGTCGTAAGGGCAATGGTTCGATTGTTGACGGACAACACATTCGCGGATTCCAGGAGAATGGTGTTCGAACCGGCTTAATTAAATACGGTGCTAGTATGGGCTTTTTCCGTGTGAACTAAATAAGGGATGGAGTTTGTCAAGGCAACAGATTCTATTAATACGCTTCTGAAATCTGCGACTCCAGAAGGAGGAACAACCGTGCAATATGATAAGATTCCAGGAATGGATGCCCAGAGAGACCTCATTGTTTCTCACATCAAGTGTGCGTATGCTTCCGATACTGGAGAAATGCTTAACGCAAAGGAGTTCGTAGATACATCCAAAACATACAAGAATATGCTAACCACGAGCGAAGGGGAACTCGATGATTCTCGTGGTAAAATACGTAAGTTGGAGAAAAACTTAAGCAACGCTAGCCAGGAGGCAGAAAAAACAGAACGCACAAATCGTATTTTGTTGATTCTGTTGATAACAGTTACGATTGCCGTAGCAGTATATATTCTTCTTGGTTCATGGGGACACGGTATTGCATTTCTCATTCTGATAGCAGGATTTATGTTTGCGACATACACGCGCGGTGAGAAACTGTCTATAGACTTCTCGCCCTTCAAACAATGGATATCCACGATGCCCGTACAGTTGGGGATTTTCAAAAGTTCACCTTCTCAGGCCACTTGAGAACGCACGTCTACAAAGTCATTGAAGAAAATATCAAACTCGGCCACGCAGATTACACATGCTACTGGGTGCTAGAGTTATTATGTTCTGGGCTTGTTCATTCCTTGTGGCAGACATTATTTGAATGCTCAGCAAAACACATCAATCGGGCTGCTCCAAATGTCTTTTTGTATTTAGTTCAAAAATACGAAAGATTCGCAACATACGAAGGCCAATATTCAGTCATGGCTATGACGGGTATTCGCAATAATCATGAGGTGCGAAATATTGTGTGCGAAGCAGCTGCGACCATTGCCTTTTGTCGCAAGAATAAGCTACCTCCTCTTCCAAAAATCAAACCAGAACACGATTTTCAACAACTGACTATTCAAGAAAACTTAAAATCGCCTTCAGCGAACTACGGGCGCCATATAAGTTTACGAGATGATCCGCTGGAGATATACATCCCTCTTAATGAACTCGTATACTGT